AAGGAGCAACCAGACCTTGCACTCTCCAATCAGGATGTTCCTGCAAAGCGAGGAACCCTTCGTCCGTCTTGGCAAAAGCAAACGCTTCCTTACCAGTAAGTGGGCTGATCTTAGTTGGAGGAGTAACACCGAGGTTCATCAGAGCTTCCGCAAACTTCGGGTTGCTCATCAGATCATCAGTGGTAACGCCGCTATCAGCGAGGAGGGCAGCCTTCTTGCCCCGCACTTCCTGCAAGTGTTCGCCCAGCATGATCGTGTCCAATTCAAGCACGGGCTCGGTAAACATCCGGGTGGTTATGTCGATAAGTTTCAGTTCGCTCTTCGGAAACTTTGGAAGCATTGTGTTGAACAACATGTACGTAAGCACTACGTCATTGATGCAGTAATCCCCGTACCGCCCAAGTTGTTCCTCGGAGAAATCCTTTCGGCGTATTCCTAATGCGTTCACAACTTCCGTGCCCTTCACGCCCAAACCGTAGCGTTCAGACAATGCAGCTAGACTGCCGCTCACCTCGACACCGTGCAACGCACGACCCATGCACAACGTATCGAGCCAGACCTTCGGACGAATATCGAACTTCCAATTCAGAATCGCCCCGTCGAACATGGCATTGTGTGCAAGTGCCATCGAGTTTTTCCAGTCGAATTGCTGCAGCCAAGTCTTCAGTTCTTGGTACGTGCCACTGGCCCACTCAGTTTCTCCGTCATTAACCTTGACGGCAACGCCGATAACTTCAAACAGCGGGTCACGTATGTACTCCTCTGTGGTTATCTTTGAAAGACTGAAATCCTTATCGTAATAAGTTTCAAAGTCGATTGTTATTACGTTCACTTCATTCTCCTTATTATTTTATTTACCAGCCACTACCAGTAACTTCTTTGAGTTTCTGCATGTAATGTTTAGCTTTGGATGCGTCGTCGCTACCCTCCTTGCGACCTGCACGTAGGGCGTACTTGCATATGTTGCCTTTAAGAAATCCTACAAACTCCTCATGAGTAAGCACGGCTTCCATCAATTCCCAAGGGGAAATCGCCATGTCTTTGTAATGATTTCCGCCCACTTGTATCTCATTTGCTACTTGTTCAGTCATGATCGCCCCAGTTTTCAACCTTATCTTTGATCTCTTTAATCTTACGTAATGCACATTCGTAATGCTGCGGCCCCCACTTCCAGCAGTCGGGAGCATGAGTCCCAATGCGGGAGAAGCGATTGGCTTCGTAGTACAACGCCTTACGCAAACGCGCTATCTCTGCGTCCTTCTCATCTTCAGTCATTCTTTTCTTCTCCTTTTAATCTAGTCATCAAACAATTGAACTCAAATGATGCAAATGGTGTTAGTTCCTCCTGCATGATTAAGTACTCTCTTAGACGTTCGAGCCTCCGATCCATTTCGGTTTGCATCGATTTTCTGATAATGTCGTTTGGTTTCTTCGGCTCGTTCATGTGAACTCCTAAGTCTTGCTTCTCTCGGGCCAGTCTTTCGGGCGGTTTGCCCACTCAACTTCCAGTTGTCTTGCTTCTTTCTTCTCCGCCCAGTGTGCGGCCTTCGCCGCTGACTCATGAGCAAATGCCGCCCACGACCAGCGTTTGCCGTCCCACCATCGATAGGTTCCGTAGTACAAAGCGGCTTTCATCTTTGTCGGCCACCAGCCCACGCTTGGGGGATTGCCGTTATTGAACTCCATACTCTTGCCTTCTGTACAACCTTTACATAACCACATTTTTATGCGTGGCTGAACACGGCCCCCTAGAGCCACCTTGTTTTGTTTGCACCGCCAACAGAACCGTGTGAACGTGCCGATAGCCATAACTTAATCCCCCAAGTTCATCAGCACTAACGCCTCTTTGATCTTGACCGTAAGTTCGTTCCAGTATTCGGCAGTGACACAGGTTTTGATGTTCACACTTGCGGCACACCCGTCTATGTTCTCAATAATGAACAGCAGATCAGAAGTTTCTCCGCACACACATTCAATTCGAGTTGGATACAGTTTCATCAGTTTATCCTTCAAGGTTAATTTGCCTAAACTCACTCAATCTTCATCCCTGACCCACAAAAACATTTCCGACACACCCGCCCCTGCATCGATGAGTTGTTCTTCTGTGTACTCGTTCGGGTGGTATACGGCGTGTCCTTTTGGGCTTATCGTTTTACCTGCCCACCCCGGACCTACAAATATCCCCGGCTTGGAGTAATGTGGGACGTAAGTGATGCCATGTTTTACATAAACCTTTTGGTTGGCACACTCTATGTAATCTTTTTCGTTATTCATTTTTTCCTTTCGTTGCTACTTCTCTACGCTTGCGGTCATAGCAGACAATAAACTTCTTGTCCTTACTAAGCTCGCAGTCAAATAACTCGTCATCAGGTACTTCTTCGGGTTGCTCCGGCTTAGGTTTGGCACATGCCACCAACAGCATGGCAACCAGCACAACTAATACCCGCATGGCCTTGCTACCTCTCGCACCCACTGCCCCAGTTCTTTAGCGGTCATACCATCGGGGCGTTTGACATCAGCGGGAATCTCCCATCCTGTGCCCGTTGTTTTCAGTATCTCTTCGATTGGAATCCGATTACGCATGGATTCTTTTGCGGCTTTGCTGGCAACTCTCCAGATCAAAGCCATACGATCACCCCCGCACAAAAAACAATAAGCCCGACGCACACTAGTATTCCTACTAGGTTGTTAAGAATCTTGTTCTCTTTGTTAATATCTTCGGGCCAACCGCAAGCCATAGGCACGGGGCAGTTCTCTTTCTTGCCGCCGCACGACCCGCTACACATCTCCTCCGGTATCTTTGTCTTCATTACTTTCTTTCCTTGTTTGGTTGATGGTTACTTCTGCATAAGTTTCGATCCACACTTTTGCACCACAAGACAGCGGTGACTCAGGCTGATACACAACGCGACTCGGGCCATGAATCTCTACCTCATGTGCGTACACATTCGACTTGTAGGTTTTCACGGTGAGCACAGGATCAGTCGCTCCCGTCTTCGCGTTGCTCTTCACCACATGCTGATTTACGTGAATTAGTGTCTTCATCTGATTTGGTACTTGAAGGGCCAAGCACTGCTTCCTCGGTATAAAAACGGTGCAAGTTTGCACACTCCCTGCGCCGAATGGCTTTTCTCGTAGAAAGAACCCTCGTCCATGCTCCGCACACTGGGCATGAAAAACCTGCTGTACTTGGCCCCATCACTCAACTGCTCAATTTTTTCTGTACTTGCAGTTGCTGGGACAACGCCCACTTCGGACCCAACATCTTTACTGCACGTGCCCATTTCAGTTGGTTTACCTTGTTCAATTCTTCTGACGCAAACTCGCTAGTCCACAACCGACGCGAGGCTTTCAGCAGGGATGTGTTCATTACTTGACCCCCCGCAGCACGGTGTATGCGGCTTTGATCCGTGCAAAGAATGTTTGTGGTGGAAGGAGCGCGGGTGCATGTGGCTCGTTAAAAGTGAACTTGGGTGGGGGCGTGACAGGTGCGGCTTCCATAGCTTTGTAGGCACGAACGATTTCGTTGACAGGTGCGGCTTCCATAGCTTTGTAGGCACGAACGATTTCGTCCCAATCCGTTGGAGTATTTGTCTCAGTTTTATTTTGCTTCGCAGCTTTGGCGACTTCCTGCTGAAACCAGTGTTCGGTTCCCATCTCAGTCCCGATGGTTCCAACAGTGTTCTTACGTCGCATCTTCTCTTGCCACCGCACGGAGTACACGGTTTGCGCGTTGATCCCCAACAACTCAGCGATCTCTCGCGGAGACTTGCCCTCATCTGATGCAAGGACGATTCGCTTTGTAAGGCTCGTGGTTTTCTGCTTGGACTTCTTCGGTTTAGCCTTGGCCTTGGCTTTTGGTTTAACTTTCATTGGTTTCGTTTGTTTCGTTTGTGGGATTTGTGTGGTTACGGTATCCATGTTTTCTCCAATCATTTTCAATTCTCCTTAGTAAGTAATCAAGTTCTGTTATGTTATGTTCGTTTACAACGAACGCCGATCCATCTGCTTTTTGTATTTGCTGCAGATTCTTTTCCTGCAATGCAGTCGGTGTGTTCTTGCCAGCCTTGCACTCGATCCCAATAAACAGACCAGCAAGGCAAACAAGGAAGTCAGGTGCGCCAGAGTTGCCATACCCGCTTGTGACAGGCATGACGTAGTACGCACCCAACTCGGTTAACACCTTCCGCACCGCAGCTTTAACTTTAGCTTCGGGCGTTTGTGCCATTACTTCTTCTCCAACTTCTCACCAGCAGACGGGTAGACCCA